ATTCATCGGCTCTAAGCAATTGAAGTGTTTTTTTAGTTCCTGTCCTATTGGGTTTGGGTGGGCAAAGATGACAAGTTTAGAACTATCCATTTTTTTAAGTGTCGGGATAACCTTTGAGGGGTCGGTTCGGTGGACAGTCACGATGTAAAAATCTTCTTCTATCGCGTCTGGAATAAACTCAAACAAAGTATCGATTGAGGTTTGCCCGACATATATTCCGTTACAATTCTTAACGGCTTCACGAGTGGAGCAAAACTTATAGGTAGAAATTTGGTCAATCATTTGCCTGAACGCCTCCTCGGGGAACGGACTGTTTAAATCCCAAGTTCTGAGCCCTGCCTCGATGTGTGCAACAGGAATTTTATTTAGGAACCCATATAGTGCAGAATAAAAAGCAGAGCGGGTATCGCCTTGACAGAAGAGTATGTTAATCTCGTCTTTGCGGTCTGCTATGAACTGCTTGAGTTCATCTTCCTCACAAAAAAAGTCCGCTTTGATAAGCCCCTGATGTAAATCCTTAGATTGATTTATTTCAAGAAACTTAAATCCATTATATCTTGTAAAAGGATAGACCTTGATTTCCTCGGGACGCGTCGCAAAACAAACAAGATTATATTTCATACTTCCTCGATCCTTATTCCTGTGTCTTGCCAGGTAACTTCGCCGAATCTTTTGATAAAAGCCTCTCTGCGCTCTGCCTCAAGCGTTGGAGCGCCCACTTTAGCTAACTCTCGCTTTCCTGCGTGTGCGTCGTGGTAGTAAAGGGGTTTAGTTACAAAATAACTTTCAAGCCCTTTCTCTTTCATTTCGTGATAATACCAATCATCTTCGACTCCGTGTCCGGCTCTATCAAAGGGGTATTCTTCGGGAAACTTCTGACCTGTGTTTCTGAAATACCCGTATTGCGTCCACGCCATTGGGAAACCCTTATAAAGTGTTGATGGTTCAGAGTCTATATCTGCTTCCATATGATTAAGAGTTCCGTTCATACCTGTTTGTGCCACTCTTAGTGGGTCGTTCACGCCGACACAGCCACACTCGGGGTGACTATCTAGAATCTCTTTCAGCATCTGGATAGAGCCGGGAACATATAAAATATCTCCGTCTATTAAGAAGAAATCCTTTTTAGTTCGAGAGATTGCCATATTCCTAGCCACACTCGACCCTTTATTATCACCCATTTGGATATAGGTTATTTTATCGCCTAAGTCCGCCAAATATAGTTGTGTGCCGTCTGTCGAGCCGTTATCAACTACAATCACATCAGCTTCTCTGCGAAGCCTGCGAACTGTATCCTTTAAAACATTTAGGTTATTCCACGAGAGAATTATAGCCTGTGCTTTTTCCATAGATATTCCTTGTTGTGATGATAGTCAAAAACTCTCCCTGCCTGTTCGTGGTGGTGTCTTAAAACTGATTCTGCGCAAACTCCAACTTTCAGCCCTGCCTCGTGAACACGCAGTCCGTAGTCAGCGTCCTCGCAGTAAATTGGTTTGAAATGCTCATCCATTAAGCCTACCTTTTCAAAGCCCTCTCTGGTGATTAGTCCATATCCAGCATAATCAGGTATGCCTTCTGGCGTGGTGTTCATCGCCTCTGGTTTAACAAAACCCCCATAGCTCTCAAGTGAGCCACTAGGATTGACTATTTTAAAGACTCCGTAATCCACCTTGTTCTTTTCCATATACTCGACCATTTTGTCAAAGCAGTAAGGTTCAACCTCAATGTCGTCAGCAATGCCGGGAATTGTTAAATATTCTCCTTTAGCTTTTCGTATTCCATTGTTCATCGAAGCCGAATAGCAATCACCACCTTCAGCTATGATAACCTCATACTTTATGTGAGTATTTCTTTTAATGGAGTCCAGAGTCCTTTGGAGGGACTCCGGACGGTTCCTTAGTGTCGGCACTATGACGCTAATCATTGTGCCTCCGGCGAACAAACTCCTCAAACTGAGGGCCGTACATCAGTCTGAGATACGCCTGTATATCTTCGGTGGTGGCGTGGACAGGAGGAAGCGGTGGCTTCTCCATCTCGTAGGTGGCGCGAAAAGTCCACGCCTTCATCAGCTCCCAGAAAGTGAGTCCAGACTTCCCCCCGATGTAGCTCATCGGGAACTGGACAACATCGTAGCCGTCCGAGTAGAACGCCACGATTGAGTTAAAGGTGTAGGATGGGATGTTCTCCACATCCTTGATAGCGAGGATGCGCTCCACAAACCTTCGCGAGTAAGCGCGGAAGCCGTTGGAGATGTCCACGATCTCGGTCTTGGCGCCTTCTGGCTTCATCTTGCGCCCGACCTGAGTGATGATCTTGCGGTGCAGGGGCTTCTTCTCGTCGTGTCGCTGTCCAGCGATGACATCTGCTCCACAGTCGAGGAACGGCACGATCTCCGCGAAAGTGTGGCTCTCGCAGTCCATTACTACGAACTGGTCATAGCCTCTCTCCAGCCCCCATCGGAAGCCCTCGAGAATGACTTTGCCGTAGCCGGACTTGCACTCAAGCACAGTAACGCCCATACGTCGGGCGATACGCTTTGTCGAGTCCTTGGAGCCTCCGTCGCAGACTACGACATCGTAGCCCTTGACCTGCTCCAAAGTCTTACGGATGCTCTTCCCCTCATTCTTTGAGGGGATTATTACCAGTCTCATCATTTCACCTCCGCTAGTATTATCCACGTTGCTTCTACGGGGAGAAGCTGGCTCTCGGTTATGCGAAAACCAGCCTCTTCTAGTAGCTCTTTCAATTCCCATAAGTAATAAGTGTGATGGTGTCCGTCTGTAAACTTATAATCCTTGTAGTTGGGTATCTGCTTCCAGTTTACATAATCGCACCACTTCCCTTCACAGACTCCGTCAACCTCTTTGGCAGGAGTTGAAAGCAAAAGTCCTTTTTTGCATATCTTTCTTAGTTTTTTAAGAACTGGTAGGGGGTTGTAGCACAGGTGTTCTAAAACATCAGTTAAGATTACAACGTCATATTCACCGTCTATCTTTTGTGTTTCTATGTTTCTTTTCTTGAAATCTACGCCAAGTTCGTCGAACATCTTCTTTGAGTGCAGTTCGGGCATTATGTCTATACAGTCAACTTTCATACCGGCTTTGGTTAAAACATAAGCCATAGTTCCGTAAGCACAGCCCACGTCTAAAACTTTTTCGGGGTGAAGAGAAGCCGTCCACATCCCACCTAATTCGTAAATCCTCTCACACCCCAAGCCATACCTCATCTGATTTTTGTGAGAGTCAGGATATTTTGATAGTTTTTCGATTACTTCCCAGATTTGCATAAAACTCCAAATAAATTACTCCAACTTCTGGCTACTCTAGCCCAAGTATTTTCTCTAGCCTCAATCATCATTACTTTTCTGATTCTTTCCTGTTCTTTGGGGTCAAGAGCCTTCCTGGTTATAGAAACAAATTGATCCATTAGTCTTTCGGGCATTTCAGTTCCCCACGGCATCTCTCCTATATGGTCTCTGGGCTCTCGGGTAGTAAACCCGAACTTAACAGTCTCTTGCAGAGCGGCGGTTGGGGTTATTACGGGTATGGCGCCCCCCACTTGTGCCTTGATTGCTGTAATGCAGGAGATTTCCGGAAACCAGCAGGGATAGCACCACACACCAGCACTTAAAAACTCTTTAGCTACCTCTTTGTGGGAGATTCTGCCGAAATCAGTAACTCCCTCTTGTTTCAACAGATGTTTGATCTCGTCTTTGAAATGCTCGTCTTGAATTAAGTCCATACCATAAAAGACGTCTAGTGTAGCTCTTGGCTCGTAGGCTTTGATTTCGCTCCACATCTCTAAGAGTTCTTTTAGCCCTCTGTCATACGAAGATCCATAGACTATCTTATATGGGTCTCTCTTAACGTCTTGGTTGAAATCACTCAAGTTAATAGCGTTTTGGGTTTTAATCAACTTGTCCCGCATATTTGGGTAAAGCGAAGAGTGAAAGCCACTCAAGACAAACACACCATCAACAAAGTGCTTAATCGGTAATAGTTCGCTCTCTGGTACGGTATCGTGTAACCACAGAAAGGTCTTTGTGGCTTTATATTTATCCTTCATCTGCCATATATAGTTGGGTTGACGCCAAAATACCACTATATCTGCATCCACATCGTCAAAATACTCGTAATTTTCGTATTGGACACCCTGCGACAACTTGCCGTCTGGAGCATAGTAAAAGCCCTCGTTATCGCCGCATCGGTTATAAACCACCACTTCCCAATCGAGTTTGGATAATTCAAAAGCAAGATTGATGGTAGCCTCTTCGCTCCCGCCTATTCCCTTTTGTGTTGATTCAGGACTCCACTCAAAAGGAGTGTGTCCGCAATAAAATACTATTCGCATAGTCTCTCCAAGTCGTAGCGGATTAACGGAATTAGCTTATTAACAACAGCGTCAATGTTTTCTGGTTTAGGCTCTTCCTTAATTGCGACAGAATATTTACGCCCATCTATTTCGTAGTTGAATATCATCGGTAAGGCTTCTCCACATTATTATTCACAGCTATTTTGTGTTGTGTAAAATACTTCTCAGCGTGAAAAGCACCCACTAATCGGGTAAATCTGGCGTGTCCGGCGGTTCCCTCTACTTGTTTGATAGTAAAACCTGCTTTGCGGGCTTCTAGGAAGAAATAGACATCTTCACCTCCACCGGCCCCGATTTTTACATCAGTTCCTTTTAAATCGAGTTTGCCGTTCTCGTCTCTCTCCATCTTCTTATCTAGCGTCTTAAACCACGGCTTTGGAAGTTTCTCAAATACTTCTCTTTTGACTAAACAACACCCAAGCCCTGCCCAAGCAATCGGTTTGCCTTCGGTGGGTTGTCCTGGAAGCCACTCGTCATAAGTGGCCGTTCCCATATTACCCCAGCGTTCCCCCTCGTAGTGCATTGGGTAATCTATGAACGCAATATCGCTGTTTGCCTCTATAAGCCGTTTTAAGCCATTTTTGGGCATAATCACGTCATCATCTACCAATAAGAAGTAATTAGCGTCTGTTTTAAGAGCATTTTCGACCAAAATATTTCGGCAATCAGGTATCGGCATATTGTCGGTGCGTAGAATATAGGGGAGCTGTCCATTTTCTAGCATCTCCTGCTCAATGGCGACCTCTGTTTTGGTAAATATTGTGCCACGAGTGGGCATCAGAGCTATTACTTTCATCTGTCCTCCTGTAATTTTGCATAATACTTGTTTATGGACTCTTTTAGATTCCCCTTAAATATTGTTTTTGCGATGTAGTCAACAACACATTTGGGCGTGTCCTTCTCGATAAACGAGGAGTATCCGCCAACTTCTGTGGGTTCTTTCATCGCTTCTTCATATACTTCGTAGATGTGCCTATTTCTCCAAGTGTTGCCCCAGAGTAGTGTCTCTAGCCCATTGTATGACTCGCCTATTTTCCTCGGTCTGTTTTCGTCGTGTAAGCCCTTAGAACCTTTCCCTTGTGCTGTGATTCTAAAATAATCCTCTATGTCGTCATCTGTGGGTTTGCTCCACTTGCATCTTTCGGGCAGAAAATACAAAAGACAATCCACCTCTCTGCGCATCTTTCTGGATATTTTAGACATATTGCAATCCTGCTAATAATTCATCTTTTTGTATTCGATATACCTCATCGCCAATCTTTAAGTCGAAGTAATTGGCGTCATAGGCTTCTCTGTTTTTGAACTTTAGGTTTTGAATCTCAAAATACCCTTTGTTGAGAACAGGCACACGAAAAGAACCCTTATTCTTATCTAAAAGGTATGTTGGATTCGTCACATCAACGATTTTTCCTTGCCTCATATTGTCCTTGCGCTTTAACTAAGGGGGAAGCTTATAGTAAGCTCCCTACCCCAGTCAAACCTTAGGTCTGGTTGTATTGTATGCAAACACCGTGATTGTCTCTTAGCTCTGCAACACCGTATAAAGAGTCTGCTACTAATTCCCAAGCAAGTGCTGGAACATCGTATTGTGCCTGAACTCTCATAGCTTTTTGAACTGCTAAACCGATTGCGCTCTTTTGGAACAGCATACCGTAAGCAACGCTTGAAAGCGTGTAAACCTGCTCTGATTGGTAAACATCTACACCGTAGAGTTTTCCGAACTTAGCAGTCATTGTAGCGCTCTTGTCTCCACCTATGCCGACAGCATCGTATCTTACGAAGTCGTCAGTATTCAAAAGGTCTTTGTGTCCATAGGATTCAACTACGAAAGCTCTATCTTCGAACGGAGCGTTCTTAGAGTTTAAGTAGCGAATACCCTCAAGGATATACGATTTAGCTAACTTGTAGCCGGAAGCAGTTGTAGCTGCTACACCAACAGTCTTTGAGAAACCAGAGTAAAGGTTTCTGATGTCTGTGTCGGTGATTTTAGCTATGGCTTTGCCGATCTGCTCAGTGTATTTCTTTCTCAAATCAATGTGAGATTGAATAGCTGCCATATCTTCAATGGTAACCCTAGCAACAGCGTGTTTGTTGATAGTGATAGTCGAAGATGTCTCAGTTGTAGCTGATTGAGCTGCATCTACATTTTCAACTTTGTATGTAGCGGTAATAGCTGAAAGATTTGGGATGCGGATAACATCACCTGAATTTTTAACATCTGAGTCGTATCTCTCAACCAAGTTTGCTAATACTAGGTTGTTTTCTCTGGCAACAATTATTTCCTTACTAAATATTTCAGGTATAAATTGTCCATAAGCAGCCATTGTAGCTGTAATATTTGTGGCCATTTTCTTTTCCTTCTAATTATTCAAAACTGTCTGGCCCATATTTTTCTAATTGCGCTTGAATTGCGGCTTCGTTTTTTACATACTCCTGCGGGGACATCTTGGCGATCTCGGCTCTGGTAAATCCACTAGAGCTTGATTGCTTCTTGCCTGCCGAAGGTATCTGTGATTTTTGCTTGAGATTTGAGGTAGCTTTCTTGCGAGTCTCTTGTCCTGTGGTTTCTTGCCACTCCAGAGCCGCAATTTCTGCTGCTTGATAGGGGCTGAATCCCTGATCTACCAATTCACCGGCACGCGAGCGAACGAAGGTGTTATCTTTCACTACTGGAAAGTCCTGCTCTGCTCTAAAATATTCTAAAGTTTCTTGTGCCACTTTTTGTGCTGAACTGGCGGTCCGTTTACTCAATGAGTCTGCGAACTTGTTTGGGTCAATACCTGTTTCGTCAACTCCCTCTATCTCAGGCTCTCGATACCGCAACTGGGCCTCAAGTGCCTTCTTTTGAGCGACTAATTCTCTTATGCGCTCACTAGCCCTTGATTTTTTGGGCTGTTCCGGTTCAGTTTCAGCAGTTTCGGCTTCTTCGCCCGTCTCTTCAGACGATGTGTCCTCATCGGACGCTTCCACTTCCTCGGTGTTTTCTTCAGGTTGCGACTCCTCGGTAGTTTCTTCTACCTCTACGCTTTGTTCTTCTTCCATACTTTCCTTTCGCTTTTAACGAGTATCGACTCGAAATTAGATTGTTGGGAGGCAAGGCAAGGCTTCGCCCCCCAAGATTTAATCTTTTAACTTTTCCTTTAACCTGTCAGCTAGTTTAGCTTGATCTTCAATGAATAATAAAATCTTTTTCTTTGCTCTAGCTTCTACTAAGGCATCGTGTTCGTTATCCAGTCCGGGCAATATGGCTATCTTTGTAATCAGGTCTATGTCTGCCTCTAGTTTGGCTTTTAGTTCCTTGAAGAACGGGGTTTTCATCCCGTCCTTATACGCTTTTGCCCGGTTATATTTTTTGGATAATTCTTTTAATTCCACCTTGCCTCATTAAGTTATACGAATCCTTTTGAAGCGGCGATCTTTTCAAGCTCCCTTTGCTGTTTGATTTCCTCCGCCTCTGCCTCTTTAATCTGATTCTCTTCTTGGGCTATCGCTTGTTCTTCTGCCATTTGCTGTTCCATAACTGCTTGTTCTTCCGCCATAGCTGCTTCTTGCTCTTGTGTGGCGATCATCTTTTGCTGCCACTCATCGATATCTTGGTCTAGTGCATCTTCTAGTGCCTCCATACCGAACTTCTCTAATATCTTGCGTTTAAGCTCCATTTTTAGGTTCTCAAATGGCTCTTGTGCAAAGACAGAGTAGAGCTGCATAATATCTTCGCGCTCTTTCTGTTTATCTATTAGAAGCGTTGAACCTGCCTCTGGCATACAATCATATTGACCAGCAATTTCGGCGGGGATTACTCTAACGAACTCCTCGCCTCTCTTTCCCACTACCCTCAGCACCTTCTCATCGGTGATAAACTGCTGGTAAAGTGCTAGAACCATCTCTCCGAGCGTTTTAAGTGCTTCCTCAAGTAACTGTATTTTGTGGTTAAATCTGGCATTAGCTGCCTCTTGAATCAACGAAATACCGGTAGCAGTTTTATTCGTTCCAGAATCAGCACCCTTTGTGTAGTCATATATCCCAAGAGCCTGTTGAATATCTGATTTGATAAGCGATAGGTCTTTTTGCGCGTTAGCTGTCAAATCAGGTGGCACAATCGGGTCAACCTTTTCGTATTCACTCGATAGGTGTATTACTCCGTTAGGTCTAAATACAAGCTCCGATTCATCGACATTTTCACCTGTTACCTTCCACATATTCATCAATGTCTGAGTGCGGTTGTCCATTATCTGGTTTTGAATTGTGTTTAAGGCGTGTTGTAACTTAATTATCGGCTCTATTTCGCCCTTGCCATAAAACTCGTGCGGGACGATTGAATCTTTGAGTGCAATGAACGGTTTCTGTCCGTGCCAAAAGGGATTAGACTGTTCGCGGATTACTACCTCGCCAGCCGCCATTACAGTTAAACCGTCTCTATCCCACATCTCCCATATCTCAATCTTATCTACCGTGTCGTCTTGCTCCCCCCTATGTCCGAAGGCTAATTCGTGGCGCTCTGTTTCTTCCGGGGACTTCTCTATCTTTGAAATGTATCTCTTTAGTTTTTTAAGGTTCTCGTAACATCCAGCTTCTTCCAGCTCCGCTAATGACTTGTAATACCTGTGGATAACCCACTCTGCATCTTGTATGTCAGTAGCTTCGGGGTCAACAAAGAAGTCATATAGATTGACCACCTCCATACAGGGGTCGTCTGTCTCGGTGATCTTTTCGGTCTTGGTAATAAATTCGCCGTTCTCATCAATCAGCGGTTTGCCCATCTGGTCGAACTCGTAGGATGTAACTTCTCTCTCTGTGTTCTTCCAGTAGAGTTTGGCGATGCCAGTGCCGTAGATTAGGGCGTTCTTAATCCAGCTTACAACCTTCTCGAAAGCCCGATCCTTGTTCCACCAGTATTCAAATAGAGCGGTGTGAATATCGCTCGACATCTCGTCCTGTGGCTCACGAGGCTTATACTCAACACTGGGGCGCTGTGCCACCATACGAGGCACGATTGTCTCGATGTTTGACCACGAATAGGGGTTATAAATCTTAGAATTGGTAAACTGCTCTTTGCCTGATCCGTGATAAACAGCATCGCAATTATTGAACACCTCAAACTTGTTTTTAGTATTGTTAATGCCGAGTTGTATTCGGGACTTTAATATTTCTTCTTTTTTCATATGTCCTTAGCTACTGGTATTCACTAAGTGATACGAATTAAAAGAAATCGTTACGGAAATCCTCGCTGAAGTGGTCAGCGAAATCCTTGGGGATACAACCTAGCTCATCAACCTCTGAGAATTTAACGTTTGTTTTGTCTATTTGGTCGCGGTACTGCCTGTCTTTCTTGGGCGTGTTGCAGTACTTGTAGATTTTAGCTTTGTTCAGGTCTATCAGGTGGCGCTTGCAAACTTTGTAAAAGAAAGTGGTTTCTCGGCACAGCTCCGGATCATATTTGTTATCCTCAATCACTTTCCATATCTTTATTCTCATCTCCTGCATTAGATCATCTGCGTCATAGCCGGGGATATTGGAAGTCTGCGCCAGATGCCAGAGCATTTTGTCGGTGTGTTTGTAAATCTCGTCTAAGATTTCATCAACTATCCCCATATCGGAGTCCTTCCATACCCGGTGATATCGTCGCCACCAGAGTAGCCAATTATTTTCTTTTTCTTTTTCGTTCCAACGTCTTTAATGTTGACAGCGTAATATTCAAGCGCTCTCATAGCGTGACTAAATTCATCGTGGATAGGTATTTCATTCTCTTGGTTTCGGGCTGTTTCCTTGATTGTAGGGTAGCGGTAGTTTAAGAGGCAGTCCCTAAAGCGAGTAAGTTTGTTTGAGACAAATAGGGATTTGATTAGTCCGTGTGTAACACGAATTTGATCGGGTATCCGAACCCCGTCTTTAGTTCGTATGTGTATGCCTTTAGATGCCATAATCTCAATCGCAGAAGTACCCGTAGTAAGAGTCCTCGCTTTACCAGCTGGATCACCAGTGTAGAGTTCCGCTTGTTTATACGGTTTACTTTGTATAACCGAGATGAAATGTTCAATATTGGCGTTTGACGCTTCGTAGTAATCAATAACTCTGTACTCTGATCCGGTTTGTTGAATCCATATAACACTGGTCGGATCGTTAATCCCGAAGTCAAGCGAGATATGAAGATTGAGTTGGGTGTCATAATTAACCTCCTTAAAGTTTTCTAATGGCCAGTCTGCGTAAACTGTGCCAGTTGGTCTAGTAAATTCTGCTAAGTATTCTTGATTAAATGCGTCTTTTGGTAGCGTCTCCTCGGCCTGTTTAAGCTCCTCTGCGTTGGCATAGGCACTTGTCGGGATCCCGTTCTTAATAGCTGGTATCTTGAATTTGGTTGTGTCGGGCTCGTCTGCAAAGAACTTATCGTATAAGTCGTTGCCCATCCCTTTGGGAGTGCCTACAAACCAAACCTTACCAGCGGTTGTTGAAAGCATCGGTCTTAATACCTTAGTCCAAATATCTCTTGGGAAGTCAGCATACTCATCTAAGTACATCCTGTGGACTACTGCGCCTCTTAGGGATTCAGCATTTTCTACTCCGATTAGTTCAATCTTCGAGCCGTTAGGAAAAGTGGCTTTCAGCTCTGATTCATTAAACTGCGCTCCCATCTCCCTGACAATATATTTCTTGAGTGTATCCCACACATTGCGCTTGGCTTGACGGAAGTCGTTGGTTACATACCAGGTGCGAGTGTTTGGATTAGAGAGAGCATATTTAATAGCATCGTTAATAATTCCGGTAGTCTTACCGATCTGTCTTCCCGTTACGAGAACTAAAAATCTAGTAGGGCAGTTATGCCACTCTAGTTGATATGGTTGTGGTTTATATGGAATTGTTACTTGCATAGTGGGGGTTCGAACTGTCCCCACAACACAACTAATCTTCCCATTTAAACGTGATATTGTTCTGAATGTTAGTGACCGGAACTACTCCTTGATACAGTTTCACCATTTCTAAAAGCATTTTCTGATGAACAAACGAACCGCATCTGGCTTGCTTAACTATCTTGCTGATAATGTCTGGTATCGAAGCATAAATTAAACCCGTAGAGTCTTGAAACAACGCCTTGACAAACTGCTCATCGTTTATGGCGTTATAATATGTCTGTCTGGTTGTCTTGGCTTGTTCACAAAGAGCCGTGATACTGGTAACATCTCCGCTCCTTAGTACCTCCAATAATCTTTGGCGCTCTGGCGTAAAGCTGTCTATTATTGTCAACTCTTTTTCCATTTATTCCGTCCCAAATAATTTACATTTATAGGTCTGGTTAATTGTGCCATCTTGGTTGTCGGTGTTCTGTATATCAGTAACTGTTACTATGACAGGAATATCAGCACCATAGTCGTATGATCGGTCGGTTGCTATCTTCCCCCTGATCTGTATGTATTTTTCGTTGATGTCGGTCACTTTGTTATTTCCTCGTCTTTTAATATCCTTTTTATCGCTGCCGTCAAAGAACTTTCAAAAACATTGATGCTGTGTTTTTCGGTTATGTGTTCATTCTCTCCTGGCCCGTAAGAGACTAGGTTCACATTCTTGCTGTATTCGATGTTATATCCTGTCGGTGTCTTTTTTATTGTGAAGTTTATCTCTTTCATCTAGTCTCCTAAAAGTTTATTTGCATTCAAAGTATCTTTTTATGCTTTTCTTCAATTCGGGATAAAGCTGTTCGATAGTCTTATAGTATTTGTTTTGAAACTCGTAGCCGTTTAAAAGCTGTTTGATGTGTAAATCTTCTTGGTCTTTAAGGTAGTTATAGCCGATTTTAAGCACAAGCTTTTTAAAGTAATTCACTTCTCCTCCTTTTAATTAACATACTTAGTATTAAACTTTTCTTCCCTCGGCTTATTCATCTGGTTTCCTTCCTCTCCCTTTAGAGTAGGGGTGGTCTCTTATTCTTATTCCAATTTTCTCTGCTAATGGAGTTATTGAGTCTTTTAACTTTGATATTCACTTTTGCTAAATCAACATCACAATCATCAAAACAAATATCTATGTCGTCTCGTTTTTCTTTTACATACACGAAGTCTGGTTTCAGACCTAGTTTTTCTGCCCAAGTTTTAGCCCAATCTATACCAGAACCAGACCATACACCGACTGCATAACCTTGTGCCTGAAAATACTTGAATATGGATATGTTCTCGTAGTTTGGAGTTTCATAACCTAACCCAGTGGCTACGCTTGGAACTATTAAGGTGTCGTCTATATCGAAAGCTATTTTCATATATTCCTCTCACTTAAATTAAAGTTTGTTGTAAATTCTTAAGTCGTTGTTCAGCTATCTTGCAGTATTCTTTTTCTTTTTCGATTAAGATAAAGTTTCGTTTTAGGTTCATACACGCCACACCAGT